TATTTGTGAAAAAATAATTATAAATCATATTACATCTTATTGTCATAATATGATTATTGTTGTTTGTGCATGAATTGATACGTATATAAAGTATCTAATATTACGCCCGATATACTAAATGCATATAACAGATACTCTATGGTTGATTTGTTTTCTATTGTATAAAAATAGTACGCCAATAATGCAAAAAGGGGTATTGCTACCATGTCTCCATACCGACTGATATTCTTTATGAAATCTTTCATTCTATAAAATAACCCTATATTTTGTTAAGCCAAGTCTGCAAGTATCTCTTCCGGATAATTCATATCCTTCAATACACGGACACCGCCTTTCAATTTAGATATGCCAAGTTTCATCTTGTATTTATAATTAAAATTTCCGTCGGGGAGAACATCTACCACCATCTTATAATTTTTTACTGTCTTGGATTTATTGAAATGTTTACAGATTTTTACATAATGGGTTGTTAACATAAATCTTACATTTGGATACTTAGATAAATATGATAAAAATGCTTTGCCTGCCTGAGCAGCCTCTTCGGGGTTTGTCCCGCTATATAATTCATCAAAGATGCAGAAATGCCGGCTCTTTGTTGTGTCTAGGTTCTCGTTAATAATATCAATAATGTCTTTGCACCTTCGCGATTCCGCTTGGAACAAACTATCCCGTTCTGATGTATCTGGTATGTTCAAATAAGAATGAATATGTGTATATGGATTGATTGTTGCAGATGTATAAAACCCACACCCCACCTGTTGTGAGAATATAACGTTCACAGTAGTTGTTTTCAAAATCGTGGTTTTACCCGCTTTGTTCGGAGCACTAATGATAAGGTTCTCCGTTAATGAACAATCATTCTTTATATTTTCTTCATTCATTAGAGGAGGGTAATATTGTTTCTTGAAATCACATTCACCCATCTTATCAAAGCTAGCGAAATTTACAACGCCAGATTGAACATTTTTATGTACACCTCCTAGATTATTCATGTAACCTTCAAACCCCATTGCAAATCGCAGACATTCTTCATATTCTGGGTTCTCATATAACTGATAAAAATGTGTTAATAGTTCTCCGTTATTCATAAACGACGACAATGTATGTTGATATGGGTGTATCTTACTTATTTTCGTTTGTAGACGCTTCAATCTATCACATTGAACACGAACATTCTCACAAAAACTGTTATATGAGCTACATTTTTCAGATATTAGTAAGAAGTTCTCCATACTATCAATTGAATGTTCTGTAAAATGTCTGATATCAATTATGAGGTTAGTTATTTTAGTAATATTCCTGTAATAACGAACACACGCATTTGCATTCTGGTATATTTGCAAGCCATATAATCCCAATGTTACCAATAAATATACGACTTTGTCCCAACTAAAAGACTGCAAACTCATCAGTGTTTTTCCAATGAAATGATGTTTAGCAATATTCATTAATACTTCCTTATATGTTTCAAATGAAATCGGTACACCTTGCATTTTCAACAATAGAAATGGGAACAATAGAAATATAAAAGGCAATAATAAGCTTATCGCTGGCGACAAGACGTTCATAAATGACAGCAATAGTAAAAACGGGGGTGACCGATTTAGATCTTTTAATATGTCCCAATCCATATAACCGTAACGCTCTGTAAATGTCGTGTCTTGTTTAACACAATCCCATATCTCAAATATGCGAGTACAATCTACCGGGTTCTCCTTTTTGATACATTTGTTATATTGGTCTAGGTTCTCTATAATACATTTTGTATCATTCAAATATAGAGTGTTTGTTGTATATGTCTTTCCCCAAGAAGGGATTAATAGTTTGCCAAATGCATTCGTCGGCTGAAATAGATATTCATACATTCCCATACGAGAACTCTGCCCAACTAATTCTAAATCACTTGACACAATCGGGGACAATGCAAACTTATAAGAAGGATCCAAATAGTCTATTGGTAATTTAAATGACTGTATCTGGCTTGTTTGATAAGACGTATATTTGACTTGTACACTATCCGGTTGATTTGAAGAAACATCTATGCCCGCCGCACTTACGGCCTTGTTACTTGTTTTTGGCGAGAGGTGTTTCATTATCTGATCGTATATCTCCATAATATATCTATCTACATATTTGAATTCTACCTTATGAACGAGACATAAAATTGAATACTTTTTTTTGTGAATGTTATTATATCACTATTATGCCAGATATATTAAGGGACGATGCAATCAATTAAGAAACGCGTCGCGTTTGAGGACAACATTATGATCAGGCATTATGAATATTTCAGAGAAGAAGAGATGGAAGAAAAACTTGGAAAAGATTGGCAACGGACACAGGATTTGACGTGTCGCGAGTTCATGCTTCCAGTAGAAAAAGGTGGGTGTGGACGAAACTGGCACGTATTACAGTATAAATTGGATAAATTGGGAGAACCTTGTTGGCGGATGATTGGAATGCTGTGGCATAGTTTGCACCCTTGTTCTAAACGATTAGAAGAAGATAGTGATGATGGTAGCAGCGACGATGAATATATAATTGCCGATGGCGGTGGCATTAGCAGTAGCAGTAGCATTAGTAGCAGTAGCAGCGACAATTACGAAGATGATATTGAAGACGACGATAGTGATTATGACGACAAAGAAAATAATATACATAACCAACAAGATGATACTATATTCCACTTTCAATACAAATAAAAACGAAACGACTGGTGTATTGCACATATTGTATTTTTTATTCACGAACATATATGATTTTTAGCTTATTCAATATGTAAAAATTACATCTTATCTAATTGCATCAATAAATGCATATAAAAATATGCTTTCATATCATATATAGTAACACCTATAAATGGCAATATACAAGGTTGCCGACTATGTTGCATTAACGGCGAATATGACATATACTTTGCCAGAACCCGTCTTAATTATTATTAAGCAATTGGCGGTTGAGCTGGGTGTGTCTACGACATATTCAGAGCCGATAAGAGATAATAATGTTGACCGCGACAAACGCTCGGCGCTAAAACGAGGACGTTTAGTGAATAATAATCAAAATGGCTGGGACAAACAGATACAGTTCAAGACAACGGAGATTGTAAAAAAAGAAGGGATAGATAAGCTATTTACAGATATTAAGGGGGCACTTAACAAGTTATCTATTAAGAATTACGAAACCATTGAACAATCATTGTTTGATTATATTGACAACATATATCAACACCCAGACTTTGATAACGAACCGGTTGTTACGAAGATTGCTTCATTAATATTTGATTTTGCTTGTATCAATAAAACTCATTCTGAATTATATGCAAAATTATACCGTAAATTGACAGATAATCGCCCAGAGTTCTCTGCCCCAGTATATGCATTGAAGGCAACTTATGTAACTAGTTTTGACAATATTGTTTATGTTGATCCTGATGCGGATTATAATAGATTTTGTGAAATCACAAAGGAAAACGACAGACGTAAATCTATTTCGGTATTTTTAGTAAATTTAATGAATAATAAACTTATTTCAACTGACGATATCGTAGACATTCTCACAACAATCACAAACCGAGTAGTTGTTGCGACTGATGTTGACGGACAGATGCATTATGTTGAAGAACTGATTGAGGTTCTTAATGTATATGTAAAAGCAGCTTTTGGATATTTACGAGAACATTCCGGTTGGAATAATGTCAGTGCCCATATTTACCAATATGCTACATACAAAGCAAAAGAACACGCCGGCTTGTCTAGCCGTATTATATTTAAGTATATGGATATGAAGGACGTTATGGTCAAGTCCTCGTAAATGTATACATTTACAAACAAGATAAAAATGTAATATATTGTTATGTTATATTACATTCTCGCATGGTGAAATCTCAATTATATCCAGATAAAATTAATTACAATGAGAACAAAGCGGTAGACGACGCTGATGTAGGACAATCTTCATCTATATATGATGTAGACCTCTTTGGAATTCCGGTACAAATTGCTATCGGCAAAGAGAAGCATACCTATTCTGCACATAATGTTGTTTATTTTTCCATTTACTTAATGATTGATGATGTAGTACAAGCCAGGATTGGCGTTGTAGAATTCCCGAGTAATAAGCTTATTTCTAGTCTGGACGAAGACGGAGATATCATAATAGGAAATGGACAATCTATTTACTTTATTACAAAAGATTACTTACATAAGTTAATAGATGGACAGAAACGTAATAATGCCGACAAAAATAATGAACCTGAAACCGACGCGGAAATTGCAGAAATAGAAAAAATGCCGGCTGCTAACATTGACAATGATGTGATTGTTATAGATAATACATCTCCCTCTCCTATTTCTGATGATGAAATTGATGTGATGAAAATAAATATAGATGTAAACAAGAAGGCAAATGTAGCCAAAACGAATGAAGCGGCACTTGAAGACGGAATATTTGAAGAAATTCCCGGATTTGAAGCACCCGATATGTTGCTAGAAGAAACCAGTACTATGTCCGAAACAAACAAGCAATCATACAAACCTTCGGCAAGGGACCAATGGATCGCTAAATTTATGAAAAATACCAAATATGATATTGTAGATAATGAGGGGTGTGGTGACTGTTTCTTTGCAGTTATACGTGACGCATTTGCAAAAGTTGGCAAAAAAACTACTGTGACAAAACTTCGCGCAATATTGTCGGACGCCGTTACAGAGAACGTTTTTAAGGAATACCGTACTCTGTATGATGCGTTTAATGGCCAATACCAAGAATTAGAAAATGTGTTGAAGATATTGAAGAAAAGCAGCAAGACCTTAAAAGACCGTAGTGAGAAAAGTAAGGATAAAAATGAGACAACGCTCATTTTAAATGAGGCAGGTAGCGTCGTTGAGAAATATAAACAAGTTACTATTGACAAAAAATCAGCCAAATTGTTACTAGATGAATTTGACTATATGAAGAATATTCGCAGTATTGACGACTTCAAAGCATATATCAAAACAAGTGATTATTGGGCTGATACTTGGGCAATCTCTACTCTTGAACGTGTCTTGAATATTAAGATTGTTCTGTTATCTAGTCTCTCATATAGAGCAGGCGACTTGGACTCCGTCCTAAATTGTGGTCAATTGAACGATACTGACATTGAACGCCAAGGTTATTTCAAACCCGACTACTACATACTAGCCGAGTATACTGGCCATCATTATAAATTAATTACATATAAGGAAAAACATCTATTCAAGTTCTCGGAATTACCTTACGATATCAAAGCATTAATTATCAACAAATGCTTAGAGCGTAACTCTGGACCGTACTACTTAATACAAGACTTTCGTAACATGAAACTGAAACTAGGTCTAGATGCAAATGAAGGAGAACCTACTGTAAATGAAGACGACTATATACATACAGAACTCTTTGACCCGAATACTGTATTCATGTTTTATTCGCAATCTAATTCTGCTCCTAGACCTGGTAAAGGTTCAGGTGAACACATAAATGATGAAATTGCATTTGAGTATAATAAATTACATGATAAAACTAAAACTTACGAGAATTCTGGCTGGCGTAGGACACTAGACGATTCGTGGGCCGCGCCTTTTACAGTTGACGGTAAGCGCTGGAAAACAGTAGAACATTATTATCTAGGTTCTCAATTCAAGAAAGGATTTCCCGACTTTTATGCCAAGTTCTCTCTTGATGCTGATACTGAAATATCAAAAGATCTTGCTCTCGCCAGAATTGCAGGCAGTAAGACCGGCAAGACCAAAGACAATGTGTTACGTGAGAAACATATTACTATTGATCCAGATTTTTATGAAATGAAAGAGAACCCTCGTAACAAAACCGAACGAATTACTGCCATAATCGCCAAGTTCAACCAAAATAACGATCTCAAACAAACACTCTTGGAAACAAAACAAGCAAAATTGTTACATTTTATTCGCGGAAAGGAACCCGAGGTAGACATAGAACTTATGAAGTTACGTAAAGAATTACAAAATCTGTAAAAAATTGAAAAGGTTTTTAAAGATGAGTTAAAGGTATCTCATTACATCACATTAGTGAATATGTATTCTTCTCGTTCCAACTACGCATCTAGACAACAGGCAGAGCCCGTGGTCGTACATTGTACCCCTGGCAATACTACTGTCGGAGACACGCCGTTCCCCCATACCCCCTTGTGTTTGCAGATTGTTGCATTGCCCGCCGGATATACTACGCCCGACACGGTGACCGACCTCTTGATGCGGGTGCTGGCGCTCGGCGAACCACGCAACGTTCGTATTTTTGAAAAGAAAAACTATAATCAAAAGTTAAAGGCCAGCATTATCACACGCACTGCGCTGGTTGATTTCAATCATTGGTTCAACACCCATTCTGCTCATTCTCTATACGGTGCAATCTTGGGCAATCAGGAAGAGGGAGAAGTGGTAGCCGATCGCGGACAGAGTGTCCACGTCACTGTTGCAAATACTCCGTTCCACTGGGAAAATGGTGATCCAATGACCCACTTGTCTATCCGTGAAGGAGTAATGCCACCTGAGCCGAATGCTCTGGCTGACAATGTTACAACTTCACGCCTAACATTGGCAGAGGGGGATTGGAATAGCCTATACATTCCTCTCATTCCAAACAGTATGTCTCTGTTGCACCCAGACGGATCCATTCGTGCGTTCCAACCCAAACATCTAGGGTCGTTCATTGAAAACGACCTACACCTCGGCAAGATTTCTAGGATTGATTTCATTGACCGCAAGATTGACAATGTAGGTATTGTCAAGGCAGTGTTTATCCACTTTGAGTACTGGAATAACAACGCTGCCGTTGCCGATCTGCGTAACACATTGAATACCCAAGAGCACGTTCGCCTGAACGGTTACTATGACGGCCGTCAATTTAATAAGTTCATTGTACGCAACGAGAATGGCGATAAAGTGCCGGGTTACTTCGTATTCAAGATTAACCACAAGCCCATTCCAGAAGTGGCCGAGACGGAGTTGAATATGGCACAACTCGTCGCTGCAAACAAGGTGCTTACTGAAAAAATGGCAGAACGCGATGCAGAAATTCGTAGATTGACGGAAGAACTAACCGCTCTACGCGAGGCAACTGGTCCGACGGCAACTGCGGTGACTGCATAACGAACAGTAGACGCTAAGCCGAACTATAACATAACTATAAAAATTCCTATTATTCTCTTCTATGTAATCGTAATAAATAATACTTTTTTACGATTTATCATCACGGGTCAGTTATTGTCATTCGCAAGTTTTGTAAGAGATACTTGTTACGATTTACACGCTTTATGCCATTGAAGACATCTTGCACTCGCAACAGCGCGTCTACATACGCTGGATCTTTATAGTGTTTCCGTGTAATATTACAATATCTTTTCATTTTCGCGTGTATATTGTCGGTCTCTAATACATTCGTAAAATTAAAAGAGTTATCATTATTATGAATACACCACTGCATAAAATAATCTATGTTAAACATTAATATAGATTTGACTACAAAATATGATAATACTGGGGTATTCTCCTTGTAGCTACACCCCTTAGTGCCAACATTCGTTCTTATTAATTCATCATACGTAACTCCATAATGAGACAATATCTTAGATACTTGAAACATCGTGTGATATACTTCGCACCTAATCGCATTCTCAACTGATTTTATCATAATTGGTACTTTTTTATGGATATCGTCTATACGCGTATTATGGCGCATGGACCGATACACTTTAAATAGTACTGTCATAGTCTCTCCCCACATTTCACAATATGACTCGTATAACCGAAAATCAGTATTTACTGGAAACAATGTATACATTTCAGCGTTTATATGATAATTATCAAATCCAGAAAAATCCATACCCATATTATGGAACGTTTCGTGCATAAACGTTTTTAACCACTCTTCAAGCCGATAGACGTTGATCTCTGTCTGTGTTTTACACGCAGTAGTAAATGCCGTATTTGCGTGCACCTGAGATATAGTCACTTCCTTTTCCGGCAATAATTTATGCATGCCCGTAAGATAAATGTATATATCCATTTGTTCCGAACACGCGGGGTTTGCATATTGTGATGCTACGTGTAACCACATATAAATGTTCTTAATTGCTTTGTTCATATACAAATGAACTTTACTATGTTTATCAGGACTAACTAATACTACTCTGAATTTACGTTGGTTGATCTGAAATATATACTGGAACCCTGACCTAGATTTACTTTCTATCTCAGTCTTCACTTCTTCTGGACAATGTGTATAAGATTGGCCTTTCGGTAAACCCTCGGTTTGTATATCTATTATTGTTGGAGTAAAATTACTCGGTTGATATGCTCTCTCTGCATTCATTATGTCCGAAAATAGGGTTGTAATAAAACGGCAACTAAGTGGGGAGAACTTCACTGCGTCCTTTGGTAGTATATGTGTTTTAAATAGGTTATCTGATAAAAATTCAGTTAAATCTGAATGCAAACGGTTCATTTATATCTATCTATACATAATATCAAGATTATATATTGTTTACTATACAAGAAAATTGAAATATAAGATTGTCTGTTATCTGTGTCAACTACTAATACAAATACACGTATGGGAATAAAAAACTTAAATAGATATCTACATGATAAATGCAGCAAAACATCTATACAGAAAGTTCATTTAGAAACTCTGTCGGGTAAAACATTGGTTATTGACACTAGTATCTATTTGTATCAATTCATTACAGAAGAAGCCTTACTTGAAAATATGTATTTATTCATTTCTCTTATGCACCAATATAACATTGTTCCCATCTTTATATTTGACGGCAAACCGCCCCCTGAAAAACGGGCCTTATTAAGACAACGACATCAAGATAAACGATCCGCTTACGAAAAGTATTTGAAAATGCAATCCAATATTGCCAACGCCGAATATAGCGAAGATGAGCGTCGTAAGATGCAAATTGAGATGGAAGCGTTAAAACGACAATGTGTTCGGGTTTATGACGAAGATATTGTCAAAGTGAAACGACTTATGGACGCATACTGTGTAACATATTATGATGCACCAAACGAAGCTGACGACTTATGCGCGTATTTTGTATCCAGTGGTAAAGCGTGGGGTTGTGTAAGCGATGATATGGATATGTTCTTATATAAATGTTCGTATGTTATTCGGAATTTAAGTTTAATGAACCAAACGGTTATGCTATATGATACGCACTCTATATTAACGGATCTGGATATGTCCGAAACAGAATTTTGCGAAATTATTATGCTGTCTGGCACCGATTATAATGCGACAACGAATACTTCTCTATATGAAACTCTTCATTGGCGCGACGAGTACTGTAAATACAAACTGGACAACAATGCCCCCCGCTTGGGATTTTATATATGGTTACTAAAAAATACAAATTACATTACAGATTATAATGGATTAATAAATGTATATCGGTTATTTCAGGGTCGGCGAGAATTAGAATACGACAATATGAATTTTAAACCGAATGCAAATTCGGTGCGCGATATAGACGCTATGCGCAATCTAATGAAAGATGAGGGGTTTATATTTCTATAACAAATGTGTATTATGGAAATATGGAAATATTTTTATCGGTATAATGCGAACCGTTTAAATAACGTTTTTGAGGAAAGTGGTTTCCCGACTATTTTTTCTTTCGTTTTTAATTCTTCTCTGGGAACTGAAAATAGATAATACTGTTCGTTTACATCTTTTGTTACATCCAGCAAATCATTATTCACGTACATGACTTCATCAACCAATAAGTATGTGAATTTTTCACCGACTGCATACGGATACGGGACGTCGTTGTTTCCTATTGGCGAGTAATACTCTTTGATGACATCACCGACTTTTGCTGAAAACTCACGTATTCCGTCTCCAATATAGGTATATTTGCCGTTCACGTTTTGCAATAGAATTGAATTCCCGCGTCTCTTTCCGCGCTTTTCATAATCTTTCAACTTCAATTCATTATCCCCCACGAATATTTTCTTATACGGAACGTCCAATATTTTTTCTTGAATTACCTCCTTATTTGTGGTTTCATCATATTTATTGGAATATACTTCCACACGTTTGCCATAATCCTTTACAACATACGGAATTGATCCGTTATCCACAATCTCATATTTATGCTTTGGCTTGATACCTTCTAAATTTTTTTTCGTAGAATTCATTGATGAACTCTGTTTTACCCATTTATATGTGTTATTTTTATCGGGTTTTGATATGTATGTCCCGTCTTTTCCCTTCATTGTTTTTCCTTTACAATCCATTGCAGAATAAGGCGGAGAGTTCCTTAATTTGTATTTTTTGGTTTGTTGCTTTTCACACGTCATTGCATATATACATAACAATGATATTTTATATACATGTATTGTAATTTATTCACATTGAAACCACTTAAAGTTGCCCCATTTTATACCAGCGAAGATTTAAAATGGGACGCTCATCCGGAGCGTCATTTCAAAACGTTACTGATATCTGGCCATTTTAATTCTTCAATGGTTTAAATGTCCTACTAGTTACATTATTGTTGACAGATAACACCCTTTGAACTCTACCGTTCCAGTGTGATTAAGATTAATTGTTATATCTACGTGGATTGATCCTCCGAGTTTTGTCCATCTATTACAAAATAACCAATCTTCCGATAAATAATGACCATCTTCCACTCCACAATCAAACAGCGCATATGCTTGTTCGTTTTCTTCGGGTCTCGTCAAAAATCCGATATCATCAACATATTTTGTAGATGGATACGCTTGTTGCATCTTTTCAATGACCTTACGCTTAATCATCATAAAACCGGTTGCAATATGTTTTACAACAGTTAGGTTGTTCTCTATTTTTAGTGTATTTGTGAATAAATTAAGATTATAGGATAGCATGCGATGCTGGATTAAGTCTACATCAGAAACGGAATCCTTTACAACAGATTGTTTTTTATTGTCAATCCATTTGCTCACTATGCTTGGATTGCTTTCTAGATTATTCCAATTATACTTCTTCAATGGGTAAATGCCTCCTACAATCGGCTTATCTGCCAAGATTAACTTCAAGATAGAATCGGCGCTCCACGTTATATCATTATCAATAAATAGAATATGAGTTACATTCGGATTACACATTGCCTTTGCCACTAAGTTATTGCGAGCACGAGATACTAAACTATCATTATTACAACACTCTACAATTAGTCCTATACCAAAATCAATAAACACCTGCATTGTAGATATTAATGAATTCATATAGGTGACATGACACATTCCTCCATAATGAGGCGTTAGAATACATACACATACCTTGTTTGTTGATAGGTACTGTTTAACTCTTTCAACAAAAATGGACGACAAATCCTTTTCTGTATCTGACATATATTATATATATTGTTTGGCATAATGCATTTATATCGTTTGTTGTTTGATATGCTTATTCCCGCAAATATTTTTTACTCAGATGAAAAAGTATTTGAATTTTAACCACCCTAACTTATAATTTTTTGTTTGGGTTTTCTTATTTATTTTTGTGTTTTATTTTTCGTGTAGTCTTACGGTAGGTATTTTTAGTTGTTTATATTTATATTGCAGACTTATGCAACCACGTCGGCCTTGTGGAAATGGTGCTTCATGAAACGCTGAAGGTTAAAGTAGGTCAACTCGTCCTCCTTCTGCAACTTGAGCAGCTTGGAAAGCTTGGCATCGGCGTGGATGATACGTCCGTTGCTCTTGTCCTGCAAGCTGTGGGCGTGG